TGGACCCATTCTTTTTTTGTATTGGTTGTTTAGCTTTTCTTGGCTTTTGAAAGTGTCCTTGTAATCTCTGGCTTTTGGCGTTGGGAACAGCCCTGCATGTTCGGCTATCTTGTATGCTTGTGGGGTTTTTTGCGCATCCCACATGTCGTAGTCATGATCATAGCCACAATCACAAATTCTTTTGTTTTCATTGCACTCATAGCCCGACCCGATATTCTGCCGAAAGACTCCAGTAGACTTCTGATGTATATTCAGCATCATATTCGACTAAAGGCAGTACCTTTTTAAGTTCTAGCTCAACGTATTGAGCAAGTTCCATTTCCTGCCCGCATGGATGCAACTCATAGCTGTGTTGGTATTCAGTACCAAGTCCATGATCGAAGCTTTCATCCACTTTAACTCTTAACGTGTCAGGATGGTTGTTTATGTCGTATGCTATATGTTTAAGCACTTCGTATATTTCGCCTCTCATTTGATTAGTCATAGTTCAACCTCATTTCGTGCTACCGTTTGCCCGTGTGATTTTAAATCTCCTTGAATATCGGAGATTCCGGCGCAGATAAATTCGGCGCTAATTGTACCTTCTGCAACACGAATCTTTAGTTTTGTTAATATGTTATGTGCTTCTTCAAGCATATCAATTACTTTTTCTTGTTCGATTTTAGTCATTTCGGCTCCTGCATTTCTATAAAGATTCCCTTAATATTACTTTGATCTATGTTTTCGTCTATGAAATAATTAAAAAAAGCGTCCGGATTTATTCGCTTGTCTTTAAACACTACGTCTCCATATTTATCTAATTGAAACGGTATTCCTATTAGCTCAGTTTTCTCTTTCTCTTTTTCTTTACTAATTTTGTCAAATCTAGCATTAATATTTCTATCAAGATTATTTACTCTATCATTAGAGTATTCAGTTGATGCCAATAGATCTTGTTGAAGTAGTTGAATATTAGATCCAAGAAATTCAATTCTTTTTCTGTAAACTACTTGATTATCTTCAAGCAATTTAATTCGTTCGTTTTTAGTCATTTCGTCTCCTTAATTTTAATAAAGATAGATTCGATTTTTGTCTGGTCAATTATATTATCTTTGCAATATTCAAAGAAATTCGAATAATAACCTTGCTCAGTTTTAAACGTAACATGGTCACACACACTTAATTTAAACGGCACTTCAATTAGCTCAGGTTTCTCCATCTTCTCCATCTTTACTCTGTCATAATCAGATAAAAAGTAAAATTGACCCGTTTGGTTATCGTAGTTATCTGCATCAACTACAAGATTTATATCTACATTTTGTAGAAACCGCTCGCTATTTATTTTTAATTCGCCGTGAAGTAAATCTTGATTTATCTCAGGTTGCTTTATTAAAGCTACAAGCTCTACCACTCTAAGGTCAATATATTTCGTAAGATTATTCCCTCTAAGGTCAATATATTCCGCAAGATCAGAAATACGTTTTTCAAGCAATTCAATAAGTTTTTTATTCTTCATGTGAACTAACCTTCAAATGTAAATTTTTATTTCTGTATAGATGATTGCCCTAATCAAATACGAGAAGGGAATTTTACGGTCTTTAAGGCAATCGTCAATTAATTTGCCAGTTACCTTATTCGTTGAAACGCAAAAATTCTTTTTATCTATGTGATTTGGTACTCGCCTACTTAATTTAGATAATGAATCTTTTAGGTTTGGACTTAGTATTTGATGGTAGTTTAGCCCGTAATTACCAATGTTGTATATTAACAGATCATTAAAAACCTTATTCATTGTTTTACCTTTTAATTTGCAATACTTTTTAAAATCGTTGTGTGTTATTGCAGGTATTCCAGTTTGACGTTTTACTATCATGGTTTTTGGTTTGGTGTCATTTTTGATTTAATGATGGTTTAGCCTTTTTGGGGCTTTTATGAAAGTGTAATCCTAGTGAACCGATCAAAACCCACTAAGGCGCTATTTGTTATCACTAGACTATATCGAATCACATTCTATGTTATGGGCTATGCTTAGTCTTAGCAGATTAAGCTGAACTTTTTTAAATCGTTCTATTAGCTCTGACTTGTTGCCCGCGTCCTTACTGTTTTGGTTTATGTTGTACAGATAGGCTGTCTCTGCCCTGCGTAATTCATCCACCGATTTAACAAGCTTAGATATGACTTGAGTGTCTTCAATAGGGTCATAACTGGTATCAGATGGCTCGTAAATCTCTAATACTATTGCCATGTCTATTAAAGAGTCGAGCGTTCCTTTTAAATTAGATTTCTTCATCTTCATCTTCATCTTCAACAGCATCATAGCCTATAATGTCTGCGTCCTCTATATCATCATCCAGGTTAGCTTGCTCTAGCATTTTGTGGGTGTCCTGAAAAGCTAGTGCATCTTCTCTGTTGGCTTGCTCCAACCTTCCTGATTTACTCATAGGTTTTGCGGGCGAAATAGCACCCGTAATTTTTAATGTGTCCATGATAGCATGACGCATATTTGTAAGATCACCTTTAAGTTCGGATATCTCTATCACTTGTTTTAGCTTACCAATTAGGTATTCATTGGTGAGGCCTTGTTCTTCAAGGACTTTTTCTATTTGTTGTTTCAAATCAAGGGCAAATATGGGGTTCTTAAGCATTACGGTGAGTGTAGCACCGGGTTTTTTTTGGTCGCTTCGGTACATTTCACCGAATTGATCTACGTCTAGCCGTTCAAAACGAATGATTTCAATAGCCATAGCGTCTCGAACATCAATCCATCTTGTAGTTAAAAGTTCACGCATCCACCAAACCCTTTTTTTGTAGGGTATTGATCTGATTAACTCCTTGTTAAGTCTTCCCGTATAGCCTATAACTTCATAAGCCCTTTCGGGCATACGTGGGTACAACTCTTCAAGGTAACGGAGTACGTTTTGGCGTCTTCTCAAAATGGCAAATCATCATCTTCATTTGTAGAAGCGTTACTAGCTACTGTAACAGCGAACTCTGTATCATCATCATCATCAAAACGCTCTTGATCAACTGACGAGGTTTGATTACTGATTTCTTTCTGAGATTGAGACCACGCCATAGTGTACTTTGCATTTACTTTTTCGGCGATTGTGCGAATTTGGTTGATGCGATCTGTTTTATCGAAGTGTAATTCACCAGAGACGTTGATCTGTTTAATTTCTGCTAAGCTATTATAGAAGTCATCACCATAGCGAAGCATTTCATTATTGTTCCAAACAGACATAGCTATGCCTACACGCGATTCATTCGTACTTTTGTTTACAATCGTTCTCAGATACGGGCTTAGCTTTATGGAATTTTTAATAGCTTCATTAGCATCAAGGGCTCCTAGTATAAAATGAATATAGCTGGCTCCTACTCCTGCTTGGAAAACTTCTTCTTGCAGCCCGTCGCTAAAAATAAATACAAATCTTGCACCTATTTTTGTGCCGTTCATATTTTCTGCGGGTTGGTATTGAACGCTTTTTAATCGTCCTTCCAGATAATCGTACTCAAGTACGTTATCACCGTTTTTAGTCTTTATTTTTGCAGTGTCTTTAGAAACGCTGTAATAGATTCTCTTTTTTGAATTTCCTACTGGCATAATGGTTGTTTTAAGTTTTTGTCAACATTATAAACTACACATTGTAGTTTTTAAGTGAAATAGTTTTATTTTCTATAAAACATGGGTTTTATGGGAATATTTTCTACAAAAACGGCTTATGGCTTGCAAAAGAGTGATAATAAGGCTTTTAACGAAGCTCAGCTATCGAAAAAACTGTTAGAAGAATACTCTTCTTCCAGAGATGAATATGCTAAAAACGCATTAATAAACTACAAATTTAGAGACGGCGCTCAGTTTACAAAGGAAGAATTAGACACATTGGCAGAGCGTAGACACGCTGCTATTAGTTGGAATCTAGTATTGCCTTTAATAGATAATTTAATTTCCATTATTACCTCTAATGACCCACGTTTTCAGGCTATTGGTACAGAAGATTCGGATGGCCGTATAGCGGATTTAGTAAGTAATATCCTAGAGTATTTATGGGTGCAAAATAACGGTAAACAACATTTAGAAGCACATGCGGATGATTTTTGTAATGCTGGGATGGGTGTATGGCTTGCTTGGGGAGACCCTGATGCTGATGGTGGTAGGGGAGAGGTTCATTTTCAGGCTATAGACCCTTTGAGCGTTTATATAGACCCTGCTTCAAGAGACCGTTTTGCTAGAGACGCCCATAATATACTTATTGCAACAGAATACAGCGAAAGCCAAGTACTAGATCATTATAAGGGGTTTATTAAGCGTAAGGACTTAGAAAAGCTTACTCAATCAAAGGCTATTAGGCGCCCAAGTATACAGAACAACTACATGTCTCCCGAAGAATATATTACGGGTAATATAGGTTCTACAACTCATGGCATAGATTCCACTTTAGAGGAAGAAGTTTTTTACGAGGTTATAGAGCGCTACACAAAAATACAGGTAATGCGCTGTGAACTAGAGGACTTTCCGAATAAGAGAACGCAATTATTTGAAGACGAACAGGCTAAGCAAGAGTATTTAGAAGGCTTAACTATTGTTGTTGTGGAAGATCGCCCTATGCTATCTGAGCAAATGGTTCAAACCTATACAGAATTAGCCACACAGCAAGGCGAGAGCCAAAGCGGTGATTACTTTGCTCACTACGCTATGGATGAAAACACAGGCAATCCAACCTTAGTGCCTGGTCCAGAAGAAATGAGTGATATGCCAGAAGCTGTTATTCCAGATTCAACAATTACGTTCAATTTTGTTAGCGCTCAAGATGTAAAAGAGCAGCTTATTCAAGAAGGCCTTTTAAGAGAGCAAAACTATGAAGTAGGTCGTGTTAAGCGAATTATTAGTATTGATTCACATGAGATTGATCAACAGATTATAGAGGTTTCACAAATACCTGTTATACCTGTTATGAACCGTCATTCCAGAAACCCATACCCTAAAGGTGATGTAGAGCATGTTAGAGGTTTGCAACGCTTCTACAATAAGCTTAGCAGCTTAGTTATGGCTCATGCAGCTAATTCAGCCAGTCCTAAACTTTTAGTGCCTACAGGAAGTGATATTGAAGCTATTAACGAACAGATGTCTAAGGCGGGCTTTGGAACGGTTGAAATAGACTTAGACTTTGGCCAACCCGTACCTATTCAGGTTCCACCGCTTTCAGGTCAGGTTTACGAGCTTCTTAAGAGCGCTGAGATGAAAATGAAGCAAATTATTGGTGTTTATGACTTGATGGCTGGTGATTCTAGTGCGGCGCCGCCAACTTACCATGCAACACTAGCTTTTGAAGAATTTGGTCAGCGTCGTATGCGCTCAAAGCGTGATGTGATAGAACATGGCCTTACTCTATTGGGTAAAGTAATGTTTGAATTGACACAGGTTACCTACAGCGAAAATAAAATTATTAGAACCTTTGATGCGAATTATAAGAGTGAGGTTCAAACCACACTTAACCAACCTATCTATGATGAATTAAGCCGTCAGGTAGTGGACAGGTTGAACGATTTATCTACCATGAAAGCCGACGTTAGGCTTATAAGTGGTTCTACACTACCGTCAAACCGTTGGGCTAGATTTGAGCAAGCTAAAGAGCTGTACAATCTAAGATTAGTAGATCAAGAAGCGGTTCTCAAAGAGGCTGATTTCCCTGATAAAGATAAGATTATGGAGCGTATGGCAATTATGCAGCAAATGCAGCAGCAAATGCAAACGCAACAGGAAGAAATAGACAAGCTCAAAGGAGATATGCAGACCAGAGAGCGAGAGTTATTCCACGCAAGACAGCGAACAGAGCTAGAGAAATTTAAGTCCACGCTAAAGGATGGTGAGGTTCAAGCTATGCGAGAGAATGATAAAATACTAGATGATGGCCGCGTTTCAATGGATAAGGCTGTCAATGAATTTCAAATCCCCCTTCAAAACAACCAACAGCAAAGGTGAACTAAATGGACGCAAGTATTTGGGCTACAGATAAAGCCGAACAGAGTGTTAGTGAAATCCAAGATTCGGAAGAAATCCTTTCGGATAATGCGGACGATCAAGCAAGCGACAGCTCCCAAGAAGAGCAAACAGACAACAATGAGGATGCTAATGATTTAGACGATTCAAATGAAGATGATTCAGAAAATGAAGATGATTCAGAAGATGAAGATTCAAATGAAGACGACGATCAAGAGGAACCAGAGCCTGCCGAAAAACTTCGGGAATGGCAGAGTAAATATGACAGACTAAAAAGCGATTACGACCAATATAAAGCCCAAACAGGTAGCATATCTAAAGAAGTGTTAGACTTTGCTGATAGTATTCAGAAGCAACCTGAGCTTTTGGATAAAATAGACAAAGTGTTAAAGGGTGAATCCGTTGGCTTAACTGTATCGAAAGATAGTCCAGAGGCAATAAACAAGCAGCTACAGAACCTTAAGCGCCCTGAACGCCCCGAAAAACCAGGCGCTAATGCGAGTTATGAAGAAAGAGAGGAATACGAAAAAACGCGTCAAAATTACATAGAAGACCGTTTAGAGTACACCGATTTAAAAGAAGAACTACAAGACAAATTACAGCAGGCTGAAACGCAGACTAGAGCGCAAAAGCAGGAAGGAGAAAAAGCTGTTCAGCAGATTCAAACAGATTTACGATCTAAGTTTGGGTTTGCAGAAAATGATGTTAAAGAGTTTTTTGAAACCTTCAATGACAAGCAACCTGATTTAGCTGATTTAGTTCAGCTATACAAGATTAAAAAAGGTAAGCAGCCAGCAGCTTCAAAACAGCAAACCACCGTTAAAAAGAAGAGCCCTAAACCTATTACTGGTTCAGGTTCAGCTAAGAAGACAGTGCAGCGCAGTGTATGGGGATAAACAATTTTAAAAAAACACATATTTAGGAAAATATTATGTCAGCAGAAACGCTAGCAAATATGGGCATTATTTATACCGAACGTCGCGAGTTTGATCTCAACATGGATTCGGATGTAAAGGAATTACGCCCAGATGCAACACCGTTATTGACAGATTTAATTGATAGAAAGGTTAAAACTGATGATGCGGATTTCAAAATGTTTGAAGACGATAGTCTTTGGTATCGTCAGGAAATGACGATAAACAAAGCCACTCCTGGCGCTTGGACAGACGACGGTGATCCGGGTGCTACTAGAGACGCTCTTGTAGTGGATGGCTTAGTAGGCCTAAAGCTAGACGCTTCCCTAGAGGGTTTGCTTGTTGAAGTTTGGAACGCAGCTAAAACAACTAAAAAGGGTATTGCGCGAGTTCGTGATGTTAATAGTGGGAATGGACAAGTAACGCTAACAGCGATAACGAATCCTGCTGCTGTTAACCAACGTATAGCCGCTTTAGCGGACAATGACGTTTTAATGGTTATATCCCATGCAGCAGGGGAAGGTTCTCATTCTCCAGAGGCTTACGGTACACAGCCAAGAATTGTATGGAACTCAACAGAGATTACTAGAACACCTATTGAGGTAACTGGTACGCTTAAAGAGGCCGCCTTGAAAGGCTTGAAATACAATGGTAAAAAATCGGCTGATGAGCTTATGCGTTTACGTCGTGATAAAATGCTTCTGCACAAGATGCGTTTACAGCGTAAGGTTCTTTTAGGCGCTCGTGTTGGTGGTATTGGTGCCGCTGGCGAGAATTTCTTAGGCCATACACTAGATAAAGAGGGCAAAGTAGTACGAACTACAGAAGGATTTATTCCTGCAATGGAGCGTTACGGTGTTACTACGGGTACGGAGCAAAACATCTTTACTATCGACCCTGATAACTACACGTTTAGCGATTTTGGCACTGATACCGACAAACTAAGTCAGTACACAATGCAAGACGGTATTCGTGTGGCTTATTGTGGACCAGGTGCAATGAATTATTTGTCTTCTTTGGTAATGCTGCAAAAATCGCAATGGCAGATTAATATTACGGCAGGCGAGGAAGACAAGTATGGTACGAGAGTACGTTACTTAGAGACAGGTAATCTTACTTTAAAGCTGGTTAAGCTAGAGATTCTTAGAGGTACGCCTTATGAGAATTGGATATTGCTTCCAGATTTAGATTGTATTGAATACCGTTACTTTCGTCCTGATCGTTTTAATACCAATATTAAGACGGAAAACGCTTATGACGGCGTTAAGGACGAGTATTTCTCAGATGCGGGTATTGCCCTACAACACATGAAGCGTCATGCTATTATGAAGATTGGGTAACAATGTGCGCAAGCACCTTTGCGGAGTATAGGGGGGGCATTTATGACCCCCTTTCTCCATTATTAATAATCAATTAAGCATAGACTTTACCAAATGAAAATAAATAGAACTCTTGACATGCTCAAGGTTTTTGAGGGCTTTAGCGGTAAGCTATACCGATGCACTACAGGCGCTCAGACAATTGGCTACGGCTTTAACGTAGACGCTGGTATGAGTGAACGTGCCGCTGCTTCCCTTCTTGAGCACCAAGTAACTGAATTATATGCAAATTTAGCCAAATTTGAGTTTTTTGATGAATTAGACGAGGTACGCCAGAGCGTGATCGTACAAATGGCTTTTCAGATGGGCAGCAGTGGCTTACTTAAATTCAGAATGATGCTTGAGGCGATTAAGCAAAAAGACTACGCTAAAGCGTCTATTGAGATGCTTAATTCAAAGTGGGCTAATCAAACTCCAATGAGAGCCAAAAAAATGGCTGCAATGATGAAGGCTGGATTATGGGAGATTTAAACGTAAAAAATGAAGGTAGCCTAATAGAATGGATAAAAAACCATTCCTACGCTATTTTTATAGCAGTAATTATCATTGCCGTTGATTATGGCGTAATTACCACCCGCTTAGCTGGTGTTGAAAGTTCAGTTGAAACCAATTCCAAGTCTATAAAAGAATTGGAAAAAAATGTAGACCAGATTGAGGACTTTCAAATAGAAATGAACGCCGTAATTATTCAGACACTCAAAGACATAAACAGTAAGCTAGAGCGATTTGAGAACAAATTTGACAAGTATGATGAAGGGATTCAAAGACTCTACCAAGATTATGACTTAAAAAAGAAAAACTAAGGTGATACTAATGAAATTCATTAAAAAGCTTTTAAGCAAAACCCCAAAGCTGGGAAAAACAATTAGAAACGTTGGAGGTGTACTGCTTGGTGGTACAGCTGCTTCTTTTAGCTTTCCAGAAATTCCCGAGAGCTACATACAGATTTTAACCATTGTATATGCGGTGGTTTTGGTTTTTAAAGGTCAGTACAGCACCGCTGAGGATGTGATTAACGAAGCTAAAGAAATAGACAAGGATTAATACAAATGAGCCTATTAACCCGACTACAGCAGTATATAGGCGCTAACGCAACTAACGCAGCGGAGGCGCTTAATGCTAGTGCTAAGATACATTTTAGACTTATACAGCTTGAAGATATTTCTAAATTAGCTACTCAGCATACTGTTCCGGTTGCGGGCTTAACGGTATCAGTTAATGACATTATTTTAAGCGTTCATAATGGGTCTAGGCAAGCATTATTAGCCGAAGCTTCACAAGTTCCAGAGCTAAACGATTCAGATAGCATGAATAGCGCGACAATACTATCTCCACGATATTATTACTTAAATCAAAAGCTCTATACTATTCCTTCTACAGTAAATGCAAAAGCTTATTTATTATCTGTTGCTGTAATAGATATGTCTGGTAATGAAATTACTTGGCTACCAAACGAGTTAGAAGAAGCGTCTATAATCCGCGCAGCTATTGTAGAATTGCAATCTATTATTAGTGCCGATATAGACGCGTTAAATTTTGATTTTAGCGGGTTTGTAACTAGTAATGAGCCGACTACTCCTACTATAACGGATGTAACTAGCGCGGCTGTTACAGGGGATTCAGTAGGCTCTGTGATTGACGCATCAAATCCTGCTATTTCTGGCTCTAGCGCTACTGCTGCAAGTATTACTAAGCCTAATGACCTTGACGTTACTAATGAGGACGCTAGTGTCTCTAATGCTTCGGTTGTAGCTGTAGGTAATCAATCCGATGGCTCTAGTACCGACGCTTCCAACGACGTTGTTACGGTTCCCGCAGTTGGCAGCCTACCTACGCTAGGCTCCTTTGGTACTATTACCAAAAATACCAATATCGGTACATTGGTTACAGCGTTACTCAGTGATGCTACAAAAATTGGTTTAATAGTAGATAGAATAAAATTAGCTACAGCTGATACCTCGAATACAGGTAATGAAGCGGGTGGCAATATTAGTGAGACGCTAAATAGCTTTGCTCCCACTAGCTTGTCTTACGTTGTTGACGGCTCGGATATAACAGCCACAACTGGTACGGATGAAAATTATCAAGACGGCGTTGCCGTACCCTCTCACACTAAAACTACTTTATCCGACTTTACGGCTGTTCTTACGAACATAACAAACCGACTAGCTGATAATGATGATACAGAAGTAGCCGCAGCTCTCACGGCGCAGGCGAATACGCTTGTTCAGCGTTTTCAGTCAGATATACAGAACGATATACAAAGCCATCAAGTCAAGCTAGACGAGTTTAGATTAGAGCTAGAGCGTCAAGTGCGTAATGTAGAGGGTGGATTTAAAGATAGAGAGCTAGACTTGTCCGACAGAGGTGTTCGTGTCCAGTTTGGTAATTTAGAAGTAGCTCAGAATCAAGCGGGGTTAAGCTCCGACCAGCTTCGACTACGTGCGGAAGAAGTTAAATCCAACCTAGAGCGAGCCAATGAAGAATTAAAATTATCTCGTAATCAACTACGCTCCCAAGATCGGGCGGCAGAATTTCAGGGATTAGCGCAAGGTTTACAGGCCAGAAATCAAGCTATTAGTAGTTTGCTTGCAGAGTACCGAGCAGACGTAGATAAGGCTAACGCAGAATTTCAAGGCGTATTAACTACTTATAGCGGTTCCCTTCAAGGGGTATTACAAAAGTTTGATGCAGATGTGAGGGGTAAATTACAAGATTCTCAATTAGCCGTTAATGTGAACTTGGCCAACGCTTCTGCCGCTACACAGGTTACGCTGCAAAATAAAGCCAATGAATTACAGCGATTGCTAACGAGTTCAAATAACGCTAATCAAATAGCGGCAGCGAATCTTACCAAAGATATTCAGGTCTCTCTACAAAATGCTGGGCAAGCTGATAGCGTAGCGCTATCAAATAAAGCCAATGAATTACAGATACTTGTCCGTAACTCCGATTATGCTAATCAAGTAGCAATTAGTAATGCGGCTAATACCCTGCAAGCGGCTATTTCAGAAGCGCAAGCCGAAGCGGCGATTGAGCAAGCGAACATGAGTAAAGACCTAGAGCTAATACGTCTAGCAAAAATTCAATCCGACCAACTTAGGGTGGTAAGTGCGGCTAATGATTTGCAGGCAAAAGTAGCCAATACGCAAACAGCCCTTACAATTTTTAATGCAGAAGCACAGATTTATGGGCAAAATGTGGGGCTATTTGTGCAAAATAAATCGAATGAGCTTCAAGCTGCAAATACTACTTCTCAAATAAATATTAATAGAGTGGGTTTGTTGCGTCAGCTCTACCAAGACACCTTAATGCTTTACACTAATCGAGGTTTAAATGCCCAAGCGCCTACTCAAGATAACTAACTTTGACAAAGGGATATTACTAAACGCTTCCGAGCGAGACCCTAGAGAAGGATTTTATCCATTTGCAGAAAATGCCGATAGCGGTTTATCTGGGCAAGTGCGCGCGGTTAGTAGTAGCCCTGATGCCGCTAACTCAACTAATTTTGTGGCTGATGTGTTGGGTACATTTTTAGCGCAAGCAAAGCAGCAGATTATTGGCCAAGATTATTCGTCTGGCGCTATTAAATTATATAGCGGAGCGGCGATTACCGACGTAGGTAATACACCAAATACAACTCAGGTTCAGCAGTTTATCCCGATAGATGGAAGGCTTATTGCTACTTGTGGAAAGGTAAATTCAACCAAGCATATTAGCTATATAGATAGAAAGGTTTTGAATGGTACGGTTGACGGCTATTTCATCGAGGATAATAAACTAAATGCCTTTAACAATGTAGAAGGGCATATTTATCATGTGGAAGAAGGTGCCTATAGACAAGTAAGTACAGATGACAGTAACCCTACCAATTTAGAAAAAGTTGCTATTTCGTTTATATCTAG